GCTTCCTGAACAAAAGAACAGTGAAGTCCTGCATGGCTACATGGATAGCCGAGGCTTTAAAGATGTGGGAGAGGTGTGCTTTAGGCATCGAATTTATGAAACTGATGGGAAGGGCGGTAAGGACGTTGTCTTTCCGTTTTATGATCCCAAGGGCGAACTGGTTTTTATCAAGACCAAGCCGATGAATTATGACGGCAATCCCTCCACACAGAAAAACCTTAAACCGATTCTATATGGTTGGCACGTTATCCCTGCTGACGCCAGAGAGGTCTGGTTAGTCGAGGGTGAGTGGGATGCCATTGCGGCAGAGGTGCTTGGATTTTCAGCTTTATCCGTGCCAATGGGTGGCGGAAAAGGAGCTAAACAAACCAAGTGGATTGAGAATGAGTACGAGAATTTAGCAAGATTCGAGCGCATCCTTGTGGCAACCGATATGGACGAGCAAGGTGAATTAGCCGCCGCAGAAATTATGAATCGGCTAGGCGATCGATGTCATCGAATCAACCTTCCTGCCAAAGATATTAACGATCTTTTGATGAAAGCACCCCAAGGTCAGAACCCTTATGAGTACGCTCGATTTATCCTAAGTGGTGCTTATGACGAAGCGGTCTGGAAAGATCCTGAAACGCTCAAAAGTGTTACGGCATTTGAATCTGACATTGATGATTTTTTCAGCGTTACAGGTGAGGACAGTGGCTTTCGTTCCGGCTGGAGCAAGCTTGATGAAGAGGATATTCGATTCAGACCCCACGAAATGATTGGCTTTTGCGGCATCAACGGTCATGGCAAGTCTTTATTCCTTGGACAAATGTGTCTCAACGCGATTCAGCAAGATCAAAAAGTGCTGATTGCCTCAATGGAGATGCCCCCGAAATCTACCCTTGGCAGGATGATGCGGCAAGCCGCCGGATCAGGCACGCCGCCTAAGCCTTATCGGCAGAAAATACTGGAGTGGCTAGCCCCTAATTTATGGCTGTTCGTGGATAAGCTGACGCCCAAACCAAAGGATTTAATGGAGTGCTTTGAGTACGCCTACCGCCGTTATGGCATCAATGTTTTTGTCATTGATTCGCTTACCAATATGGTGAGGCAGGATGACTATGAGAACCAGCAAAAGTTTGTCGAAATGTTGGTGAATTTTAAGCTTAGTTTTCCGGTAACAATTTTCTTAGTTACGCACGTTCGGAAGGGTGATTCGGAGTACGAAGCCCCCAATAAGTATTCGGTAAAAGGTTCAGGCTCGATTACCGATCTTGCCGACACATTCATTTCCATTTTTAAAAACAAACGCAAGATCGAAATGCTTGATCAGGCAGAGATGCTCGGTGAAGAGCCACCGGAAAAGTATGTCAAGCAATGGGACTCTTATTTTGAAGTACTTAAGAATCGAAACGGCATGTGGGAAGGCAAGGTGGGTTTTGAATTTGATACGGCTTGCATGCAGTACAAGGAGAGAAAAGGCAGTAAGCCAAAATTTTATATTAATTACTCTAAGGAAGCGTGATGGACGATCAAGAGCAATTTGCAGAAAAAATTAGACAGGCTGGCAAGTCAATCGCAAGAGCGGAGTATGAGTTGGCACAAGCGGACGCTGAAGAGCGAAGGATTATTGCTCAAGCGATGGTCATGGCTGAAGCCAGAGGTGACAAAACTCACGCCAAGCAGTCGAGAACTGCCGATGAAGATGCTGTGGTTTTTCAGGCACGCTTGGATAGGGGCAAGGCGAAAGGAAAACTCGCCGCCGCTAAAACAAATCTGGCGGCATGCGAGGTCGAGTTCAAAGTCTGGCAGTCAACAATGGCAAACCTACGATTTGAAAAAAATAGAATTTACAACCACCAAGGATAAGTAAAATGAAAGAGAACGTCTTAAAGCAATTAATGCAAGATCAAGAAATTTCACAATCCACTCTGGCTAGAAAAACCGGAGTGCCTCAACCCACCATTCATCGGTTTTTAGTTGGCAAAACTTTGTTCCCAAGCTTTCAGGTGATGAAAAAACTTGCCAGTCATTTTGACGTATCGGTTGATTACTTGTACGCATCGAATGAAGAGTAGAACGCCAAATGTCCAAGAAAAAAAGTGGATGTCGGCAATGGCTGAGTTCGGGTGCGTCATATGCAAGAAACTGTATGGCGTTACCAGTCCTGCCGAGATTCATCACATTGAAGGCAAGACAAAGCCGGACGCTCATTTACTGACAATTCCACTGTGTTACGCGCATCATCGCGCAGGAGAAGACAATGAAAAATTTACATCAAGACACCCATCAAAAAGCCGGTTCATTGCGCGGTATGGAACCGAGTACGATCTTAGAGAATACATCGCGGACAAGATCAACTGGACTGAATAGCGCAACGCCAGAAGAGTGGGATCGTGTCGCAAAAGAGCACCCTGCAATTTTGCGAGAAGAAAACGTATTTCAACCCAAGCATTACATTAAAGATGGTGGCGTTGAATGCATCGATGTCATGGTGCAATTGTACGGTGAGGATCGCGTCAAAGAGTGGGCTGAAATAACCGCGTTTAAGTACCAGTGGAGGCAGGGCAACAAGGCGGGAAATTCACCAGAGCAAGACAAGATGAAGTCGATCTGGTACACCCGCTACAGCATGGGGGATGATCCTCGTGCCGATTAATGGACGCTCCAAAGGTCACGCTTTTGAGCGCGATCTTATCAAGAAATTTCAAGATGAGTTTGGTGAGTGTGCTAGCCACTTAAAGCGCAATCTCGAACAGTATCAGACTGCCGGAAAAGCGGACATTGAATTTAATAATTTGATGATCGAAGCCAAGCGTTATAAGTCTGGAAACTGGCACAAAGAAGAGTGGTGGGATCAGGCGCTAACCTCTGCCGGTGATGAGTATCTTCCGATACTGATTTACAAGTATGACCGACAGCCAATCAAGTTTGTGTTTCGGCTATCAGATTTAATGGGAAAGGGCTACGAATCAGACACTGCGACAGTCGATTATGAGACTGGGATTATGTTGATGCGTGAGCTTCTGGAGATGTGATGAAACCAGACAAGCTTAGAGTCCTCGTAAAAAATGCGGCGGAAAAAATATATTACCCCCAGTGCCTAAAGCACATAGAGGGAAGTATGCCAAAAGAGTTCCACGCGCTCGCCAGAGCCACTCTAATCTATTATCTACCGTCACAGATAGCTGACCTCCAGACAAAAGAAGAAAGACGAGAGGCAATCAATTCAATACCTGAGATTGCAGATCCAATACACACCAAACAGTTCATCATCAATGGCGTGAAAGGAATTTGGAAAAATGCTCATAAAGCTAAGTAAGCAGGACGTTCATAGCTCTGAAATTATGGGAGCCGATACGGTAAAGCTATGCGAGATGCAGGGCTTTAAACCAAGGCTAGAGAACGATAGGCAAAGCAGGGTAGAGGCCAACATCTATGGCTTTAAGGCAGAGTTCGCTGTTGCTCGATTACTTGGGGTAGAGACGCCTACCGTCAACGTAGTGACCGATGGTGGTGTTGACCTTTGGTTTGAGGGTGTGAGCATCGATGTGAAGTTTAACAACGCTGAGTTTGGCAACCTGATCTTTGACAACATGGATAAATTCAAATCAAAGATTGCTGTTTTGGTTGGTCGGACTAGCGACCCAGAGGTGATGCGAGTTAATGGTTGGATCAGTCGTAAGAAGTTTGGGAGTTCACATTTCCAAAAGGACTTTGGCTATGGCTCTAGGTGCGTCATGAAACATCATGATCTGCTAGATATTGAAAGTTTGTGGAAGGTACTGATGGAGTATCGCTTTAAATAATTTAGACCAAAAAAAATAGCCCCCGCAGGGGCTACTTCGCAAGACTTAGCTTTAAAAGTTTAAGGTTTGCCTTGCTCATTTTTGTAGCTGACGATGTTTCATTTCTCCGCCAGTTTCTTACAGTTTCAAATGGGACATCAAGCATGTCGCTAATCATTTTGCTTGTCAGGTGATGCTCTTCAATCAAAGCCATCAGTTCAGGATTTTTCACGCTACCTCCTTCGGGATGCGTCCTTTGGCAAAAACGCTCATAGTGTCAAGCTTGGCAATTAAATCAGCAAGCTCTTGCCTTTGAGCTTTGTTTTTTAACAACACATAACTAGCGCAAGCCCAGTAGGTCTCATTTCGATCTAGTCCTTCACGAAAGCATTTAAGAATGTAATCGGTAATGCTTCTTGAACGATTAGCTTCTTCGGCCGATGCCCATTTCGGTACACTGTTAATTTTCATCACGCTACCCTCCGCTGTTGTGCTGATTCAATAAAATTAAGCTGAACGCATATTCTCTCTAAAGAATCTCTGTTGCGACGAACAGATGAGTCCATCTCGGCTATTGAAACCAGAGAGTAGCCG